CCTACGAACTCGGAAAATCTCGCAGGCTTCGCTTGTGGATCTGACGCTATCGCAGTCGCTTCCGGTCTTCCTATGAGCGAAATCCCTGGCTTTGAAACCGCAGTAGCAGTTGACGCTGACACTGGTCTTGGTATCCAAATCATCATGGGTCAGGAGCAGTCTGGTTTCTACAACGTAACCGCAACCCTGCTCTTCGGTGCAGCTAAAGGTCGCGCTACTTCCCTCACTCGCTTACTCACTGCCTAATCCGCAGTCGTAAAGACGAGAAAGACCCTCACTGGAAACGGTGGGGGTTTTTTGTTGCCCGATACTTTACCCGTCATCGCCATCAAATCCAGCCAGAAGGCAAGCCAGACCCCTTTACGACCCCATTTCCAAGACCGACAATAGTATGAGTATCTACGCAGACTTCGCCCAAGACGCTAAAGATATGCTGGCAGACTTCGGTGTGACTGGCTCAATCGCTAACGGCCCGACCTTTCTTTGCCTAATCTCCGACCCGGTATTAACTCAAGTCTTAGAGGCGGGTGGTTATCAAGACCGTACGCAATTCTCGGTAAAGGTAACGGCTACGACTTCTGCGTGGACTGCGAGCGATGGACGAGTAGGTGCTTCAGCTGCATTACTTTCCTCTGGCCTTCCTATCGCGTCCCTGGCTATCGGTAAGAAAATAACGGCTGGTGGCAAATCTGTCCGCATTACTTCGCAAACTTATAAGCCCGGGTCTGCGTGGATCATACTCGTCGTAATTGACGACAACCAGTAATGTTTGATATTAAGGTCAAGATTGACCCGAAGTCTTTTGAAGAATTTCAGAAGGCGGTTGAAGAATTTAGTATGGGCTTAGGAAAAGACCTTCAAGATACCGCAATTCAACAAGCTGCTTTATTATGTGACGACGCTTTAACACTAACCCCCCCTATGTTAAAATCTGGTGGCGGTGGAAAATCTAAAGGTGCTCAAAGACTTGGTGAGGAAGCGCTAAAAGCAGATGTTAATTCAATCGTCACAACAAATCGAAGAACATCAAGAATTGTAGCTTATAAAATGTATCGTCGTTTAGGCGATGCCTGCTATCGAAATGACCAATCGCAGTTTTATAAAACTATGAATAGTGCTGATTTATCTGGAATTAAAAATTCTATATTTATTAAAATATCACAAGACCCTGATCATGCTCGAGCATTTAAGAAAGCACAAAATTTATTTTCTAAATTTATACCCGATGCACATTTGCAGGTAGAATCGCAAGAAGGAAACATACAAAATTTGCGTGACATTCACTTCGATTTTTTGCGAAAATTTGGTGGACGTAGGCTTAGAAAGAAAAATCTTTATTCCGGAAGTAATTGGATAAATAGATATACGGTTATGTCCCAAGATATAATCAATAAATACGTCAAAGAACGTATGCAAATGGTTGGTCAACTAAAGTCAGCCTGGTCGACATTAAAACGCAAACTACCACCAATGAGAGGTAAGCAAATTAAATTCCCTGGCGGTAAAGACCCTGCATGGATTTCTCGTCATAATTCAACACAATATCAATTAACAACAACGCTTAATGATAAAGTTGTTCAAATCAGCATTACAAATAACATCGGTAATAATAACAATGTTGCAAGTGAGGCTAATACGAAAAGTCTTGTCTATGGTTTAAGAATTAAAAAAATGACTGCAGACTTAGAAAAACAACTTGCTGCTCGAGCAAAAAAATTTAACAAATAAAACAATGGGAACTAAATCTATACGACACATCGTCGAACAAGTCTTAAAGACTTATCTATCCACGGAGACAGGCCTCGCGGGTGTCAGCCTCTACACTGGTGACTCTGCGGACATCATGACCCTGCCTAAACTTGTCATCCTTTGCGAATCTGCCCGCACACCATCGGACTTACCTGAGGGCTTAGGAAACTATTCCTGCTCCGTCCGTATGACGCTTTTCTCAAACGCCGATGACACGACCCTCACCGATCACCGCGCGCGATGTGCTGGCCTGACTGGTGCGATGTCCGTCGATAGTCTCCCCGGCATTAAAACGGCCTTCACTAATTCAGGGGACGCTACCTGTTACGATGTCACCCCTCAGAACGAAGACGAAGGGGTAGACGAACGCTCCTGGGCTACGGTTTTCTCGTACGATGTTATAGTCGTTTTACCCGCCTAATCGGCTCGTTGCCAATTCCCTTAATTATATATGGCATCCGTAAATAAAGGAACTACTTGTCTCTATGGTGTCGCAGGCACTGTTACGAATTTATTCGTTCAAAGCTACTCGATATCTTCTTCGTTCAACAACGAGGACACCGTCCAAGACGAAAGCGGATTGACCAAGACTTGGCGCGCTGACGACCGTAAATCGGAAATCACTGTTGAAGGTATTGTAAAAGTTGGAACTGTTCCTCAGCTCGGTGCTTCATTCAGTTTTACACTGAACGCTGACTCGGCTTATCCTTCTGGGTCGGCTTCGGCTTCATTTGCTGGTTGGGTAACTAAGGTGGACGAAAAGGGCGGTAACAAAGAATTTGTTAAAGTGTCCGTCACCGCAGTTGACTACGAAGGCGTAGCCCCATAATTTGACGCGGTGGATAACCGCTTCCTATTTGCATTTACTGACCCGGGAGAGTTAAAACTTCTGGGTCGTTTTGTGTACCCGTTTTGCATCAAGTATCGGGTGCGACTGCTGGCTATCAATTCCCCGCTTGTAAATACGCATAGGGACATCGAGCCACTGGACTTGGTCTTAGCCGTTCAGATTTGCTCGGAGAGGACGTTTGGCGACTTAACCTGGCTAGACCATTGGTACTTGGCTAAACTCAAGCGGGATAAAGATTTCTTTCGTGAGACTGTTTTCTCATTCACGACATATGCGCATCAAACTATCTGGCCTAAATTCTGGGAAAAGACTGACAAGCAAGGCGGATCTAACGACGGCGGGATTGGGTGGCCTCTTATGGTCATCGCAAATTTAATCAGTAACGGTATAACTGAGGACAGGGCGTGGAATATGCCCGAGTGTCAGGCCATTTGGTTATCGACTGCGTTCATCAAAATCAAGGGCGGAGAAGTTAATGTGCTGACTACGGAGGAGGAGGAATTTATGGAGCAGGAACGGCAGGCAAAAGCAGAGGCTAAGGCGGAAGCTGACAAGCCCGTTGCCGAAAAGTCATAGGTATAAGAACACGCTATGGCTAATCAACAATTAGGATTCGATGTGGTAGGCAGATCTAACGCTTCCGAAGTGATGGGTAAGGCTGGACAAGAGGCTGATAAGTTACGTAAAAAATTAGCCAACGCGTTTGATTTTAAGAACGCTTTAGTCGGTGCTTTCATTGGTGCGTTCGGTGCAGCTGCATTACTTGATAAGGCTATCAATACCATCACCGAAAGTTTTAAGGGTATGGCAGATGTAGCGGACAAAGCAGGCAAGGCAGGAATCAGCGCAGCTGAATTTGATAAACTTTCCTTCGCAGCTCAGGACGCTGGCGTTTCTACTTCGGTATTAAGTAAATCAATTCGTGAACTTCGTTTTATGATGAAGGACGCATTGACTGATACAAAGAAGATGACCCTTCTCACTCAGGGGCTTGGCTTCTCGGAGGAACAAGTGCGTTCGGGACAAGTTAAATCTATTGAATTATTTCAACGCGTAGCCCAAGCCATCGCCACGCAGGAAACTGATACGCAGAAACTCGCAATCGCTACGGCTTTCTTTGGCGATAAAGTGGCTAACGATATGTTGCCTGTTCTAGAATCAATAGCCAAAAATCCTGATATATTCAAAGGGCTTGTGACTGGATCAGAGGAAGCCTATGCAGCTGCGGACAAATTAGATTCCAAGATGGCTAAACTTTGGCACAACATTAAGAATAACATCGGCATTGCAATGGTTCAATTTGATGAATTTACGAGCAAGCAAGAAAAGTTAAATAACGAGACAATGAATCAACCAGGCGTAAAGGGATTGATGGAGAGTATGCCTTTTGGTGGTGCAATACCGGCAGTGCTTGGAACATTTCAAAAAGAATCTGCAACACCAGCCAATGCCCAAGCCTCTAAGGTCAACGCTCAGGCCATCATCGATGCCCAACAGAAAACGGTTAAGAACGACAACACCATCGCCAACTCCCTTGGTGCTTCAATGGGCAACGGCCCGACTTCTGGGGTGATCGGTGTCGGCAACAATGCTCAGTTTACTTTGATGGAAGAGCAACTAGACACCCTTAAAGCAATCCGCGACTCGATTGATAAACTCGGAACTCCGCAAGGAATGAACACAGACTTTACAAAAGAATCCTACCAAAATATATCATAACTTTATGGCACGCCAAGATTACGGAGACGATTTAACTAACGACATTCTTCAACCAGGTTGGAAACTTTCCGACGATGGTTTTGGTCTGCACACAATCAGCGCCACATTTAAGACCGACAATAGCGAGGGCTTCTTATTCCTTCGTGGTGATCCGTTCCCTATCGGAGATTACTCCTACTGCAAACTGCACAAGCAAACTTCCTCTTTCGACGCGTTAGGCATTCAGACCGTTGTTTGCGAGTATGTTGGTATCGACCCTGACATCAACGGAGGGGCATTTACAAACGCTCAAATGACCACGGCTGGTGGATTAACTACTGAGAAGATTGAGACTATTCCTAACTTCACTTTTCACTTTGCAACTGAACGCTATAATTTAGCAGATGCCCCACCTTATACGCAAAGTGAAATGGGCCCTCTGGTCTCGATTAAGAACCCTGCAGACTTTGTATCTCAAGCCGTCACAGGCGGTGCCGTAGCCGTAACCAAACAACAATCTTTTATCGGTGCTAACGGTGCTTGCTTTGAGAATGAAGACGGTGGAAAATTCTTAGGCTTTGTTGACCCTGCTTATCCATACTTTTACGGAAAGACTTCATACCTAGCAGCTCAACAGACATTCTCCGGTATTGTATATGTAAACGAAGATGCAATGGCTAATAAATTCTTAGACCTACTTAGCACAAGTTCAGGCACTGGAAATTGGGCAGGAAACTTGCCTTACATTATCCCTACTTATTTAACTGGGCCTTTCACGCAAACTGTTGGAAGTGGTGAAGATACTGATACCTATAATCAATTACTTTTAACGCAGGCCAACATTGAGAGTTTCGGTGACTTATACAAAGTTACTTACGAGATTAAATTCAGTGTCCCTGGCTGGCACCCTGCCGTTTATAACGAAGCAACAGCTCCTGAATAATTAAATGAATAAACCAATTAAAGGTGTCGGATATGATCTGAACGCCACTAACCGTGGTTTCTCATTAGACATTCACGCGCCTGATTATGTAGAGCCGGGTGATGGGTTTGGGATTTTAGTTACTCCGCCTGAGATTCCAGGTATTCCAATTCTACCGACTCCAGACTTCCCAACTGTCGAGGACAAAATAGAGCAGTTTGAATGTCGTGTTACTCCTCTTGAAGGACTACAATATCTGCAAATTGCTAAAGGTAGCGTTACTTATAGTCAGTCAAATATGCCTTTGATTAAGTCATCGCCAAAGGTAATAAATAAACAATGTTACATTAATAAAGCTGCGGTCTTCGAGGAGGTTGACGAATTCGACGGCGGGATTGTAGATTCACCTTGGATGTTAAACGGTGGTGGGTATTTGCTAGGGGGCCCTGGCACTTGGATCGTTGCACTTTGTAAGTGGGATATAGTTTCTACTGGATTTGATGGAACTGATTTAACAATGCCTGCTCTGCTAGGAGAACAAAGACCTTTTGTAGCTATATATAAACAGGGTAGTACTTTGGCTTCTTATATTAATTCAGAGACAGGCCCAAGCCTTTACAGCAACGAAACTAATGTTCAGCCGATGACAGGCTATAACGCAACCTCGACTGGTCTGGCTGGTGATTTTGGTTACTGCCACACGACGTGGTTCAATCCTCGCAAGTTAGGATACAGTATGCGCACGATTGCTATTATCGAATCTGGTGTGCCTGATAATATCGCACCTACTGTCACTCGCGTTCAAGCTGCAGACCCAGCAACTAAGACCAACGAAATTCACCGGCTTAACATCAACACCATTCCTAAATCTGGTGACTTCAAGTTAAACTATACTGAAAGTATTACCGGAAACTCTGACCCATTTGACCCGCTATTCGGTGGTGAATTTGAACTCGGCATTGCGTTAAGTGCTATCACTGCACTACAAGGAAACATTGCCGTCCAGCAACATTCCGCAGACGCGTATGACATTGTTTATGCTAATGCTTTACAGGCTGAGGCTATCACCCTGCCGACAATTGCGGATAACACTTTAGATTATTTTAATGATACTTATGTGGTCACTCAGTGTGCGGTTGGCTCTCAAGACATAGTTATCGAATTAAACTTCCACGGCAGTATGCTAAAGAGTATTGCGGGACTTACCGAAGCCACTGATCCGTACAATGTCAGTTTTGAAAACGACTGGAACGGCATTGTTAATGTTAACGATATATTACTCTTTGATGGCATTGAAGAAAACCTAGACTGGTTCACGGATATTTCAGCTGCACCCACTACTATGACTAATCCAAATTATACAATCTCTGACACTTGCGGAGCTGGTCCTTATGGTCACCCATTCCAAGTTATCTTTACAGGGGTTGACTCTAGTGGCGAAGAGCCTGTCAACAAATACAAGGTTATCTCAGGAACGGTTAACAATGTTATTCCGAATAATATCGATGATGAATTTACCGCCTTCACGGTTGCTCAAAATATTTACCTCAAAGTACCTATCGACGATAGCGTTGACCCGGCTATTTACCCAAGCACGACGGACGTGGAGATTGTTAATAGCGATTCCTCATCACCGTTTGTTGATACCGACACCGAGGGTTACTTACTCCTGGCTACGATGGACAGTGCTGGAGTGATCACGCAGTTTGTCCAAGGCAGTGTTTGGTCGGAACGTCATAAATATACTGAGCCAGAATCTGCAACGTATTATTATTATAGAGTATGATTCACAGGTTGCCATTCAGCAATTTAGTTATTGAGGATGCTCCTGCCATTATGCCTGGGAATAATGAGGCCAAGCCTTATTCTATTGTCTCTTTTGACTATTGGAACACTGGCCCTAATTTTAAAACTTTCCCTGACAGAAATTGGGGTGCAGAGAATGATGTAGCTTACAAAGCTAACAAAGAACAAGGCGAAGGTATCTTTTTAAAGTTTGTTCCTCGAAGCGAATTTACAGGTTCAATTTATATTGGTGTCGTTGAATCTGGGCCTGTAGAATATTATTATCCAGACGCACCTGAAAGTTACGACAATTACGACTATGAAATACCCTGCTCATATCAAATAGGTATTGGCGATTGCGATATTAAGCACAGGCCGTGGAAGGATTTAGATATAACATTTAATGTAGAAGTTTTAGAAACTGTTTATGTTTATTATGATTATGGTGACGGATGGGAACTTGATACAACTACGGAAACATCACTATCCTCAGTTGACCAAACCATAACCACAACTGAAGCCATGTTTGATATTGAACCAGCTCTAACCGTTTCTCCTGCAAGTCTTGGAGGCATTGGCCCTCAGTATGTCGAAGGATATGGTGTTGAAAATCTTATCTTTAATATTGGAGAGACCAGTTACGAATTTGAAGTCGGTGCAGATAAAACATTTTGGACATTAGGTGATAGTGCTTATACAAATATTACTGGTGAAGTTAGGGTGGACCTTGAAGCCGACCCTATGGTAAAGACCGTGACAGAAATCCGTACAACAAACTCCTACATTTCATCGCTGTCCCCCGCCTCAGCCTTCGAACCACCCACACCCGCCTAAAGCCCCGCCTAACCTCTGCCAATTCCATCAATTTTATATGTCCACCGTATCAGCAATTTTTAAACGAGGAACGACCTTAGCTGCGACAGTAACTTACACGCCCGCACAAGGTGGCCCGGCTAACTTAACGGCTACGACGATCACTAGCGATATTCAGACTTCCAACAGCTCTTTCTTTGGTACGACGATTGTAAAAGCCAATGACGGCCTATCGTTTACCATCCGCTACGACGACACGGCCAACTGGTCTTTAGGTAACGCGCGATGGGACATTAAATTTACGGACGGCGGTGTCACTTGGTACTCGGAAACTCTACGCCTCACAGTCATCGAACAGGTAACGGCTTAATCGCGTAATCAATAGCCCTACAACTTATGGCAATCTCGATTACTCCTTCGCCCTTCGGTTCAGTCACTGTCACTTTAGATGGTGAGTTAGGTGGTGTTTTGTCGGTGTCAGTTTTAGCGACCAGTAACTCGGTCTTAGATATGGCGATCGGAACTCCTGGGCCTGCGGGTGCTACGGGTGCAACGGGAAGTCAGGGGCCTGCTGGAGCTGCGGGGGTCGGTGTCCCTGTCGGTGGAACTACATCACAAGCCCTCGTTAAAGTATCAGGCACAAATTATGATACGACTTGGGCAGGGCCTTTCTTAGATTTAGCAGGCGGAAGTTTATCAGGCACTTTATTCCTTCCTGGCTTACGCAATTTACTGAACACCGATTTAACGGTCACGGCTTACAATGACACAGGGGCGGGGACAAATTTCGTTCATACCTTTGACGCATTCGACGGGACATTCGCGCTGGCTACTAATGGTGGCGGATTGAAATTTCCTGATGCTACGGTGCAAGTGACGGCTGGA